TTGCTTATCTGTGCCATAACAGAAATTTATGTAATAACCCGAATGGTTCCCCTTGCCGTTTTCCTGACGGCAGACTCGCCCGTCATTACCTCGTAAATCCTGGAGGCAGTTACATCACTGGTGGCCTTGATATTAGCCTCAATGTATCTCCTGATCTCCTCAATCGTCATTTCCTTTGATTTCATCCAGCGTCATCCTCTCCAAAAATATCGGCGTCCCCTCGCCAACCCAGGCGCCAGTCACGTTATACTCAAAAAATTCCCTGGCATCCTCCGGACTCATCCCGTCCCGCTTCACCAAAATATCCAAACACTTGGCCTCATCATATACCACCAATTCCCTGTTGAACTGCCGGCCAATGCCAATCACCGCGTCCTCGTATCCATCTGCCAATAACATAAATTAAATGCCGGCCGACCGGCCCCTCTTCCCGAATCGACCGGCGCAGGCCGGGGAAAACCAAGAAAAACCCGGCACTGCAAAATTGCGCCTGCATTTTGCGAAAAATTTCTGTGGGAGATAACCCATAGAAGACATCATCATTGATGATGGACGGGACCCCCCCCGCCCCCCTTCCGACCTCTGCCTCTGCTGGCCAAAAACTGTAGCTAGGTCTGTAGCTGAAGGACACAGGTCGTTGATGTTCAGTGGTTTAGCTATCATCGCCACTACCCTCATTGGCAACTGGTACTGTGTTGGCGGCCGGCAGACGGTCCAGGATGTCCCCGATGCTGTCCGATTTGACGCTGACGTGTTCCACCCTGGACGTCGGAACCGCTCCGGACAGCAGCATCGCCTTTTCAATGGAAACTCCAGCCATAACCGGTAGCGCCCTATCACTGACCGTACCGTCTTCGATCATCTGCAGCATCCGATCCGCGGCGGCCTCGGCTACACCGCCCAGCTTGGTTGCCAGGCGTTGTTTGGGTTGCGGGATGCTGTCGTAGTGCCTGTTACGAAGGACTGAGACGGTGCTGGGACTGACGCCGTAGGTGTTGGCCAGGTCGGCGACTGTGCGGCCTTCTATGAGTCCGTTGGCGACGTCCTGGTACACCTCTGGATCCATTTTGCAGCCTACGCCGGTCTCAGGTTGTTTTATGGCTGGCGACGTGTTCATCGAGGCGTTGCTGGTCGACTTCCTGGCGTGACTGACGTCTGGCCGATTGACTACTTCGCTGGATGTATTGATTGAGCCGCGTGGCATCGTTTTCTGCCTCCTCCTGTGTTTCGTAAGCCTCCTTAAAGGCTGGCATGGGCCGTAATCGCTCAAATCTGCGCCCTACGACGTTTTTACCTGCCGGGGAGTATGCATACAGTACCCACTGTATTCCAGCCTTCTCAGCGCAAATTACGGTCATGTTCTGCAAAGTCTCCCCGGTCACCGCAATCACGGGACCGGGGTTGGTGGTGTTTTTGCCAAGTTCAACTGTCCCTGAGTATACGCTGGCAGCCTTTCTAACTGCCGGGTTAGTTGTTCTTTTCACCGCCAAAATATTCCCGGACGGAGTAGCTGGTCGCGTCCATCTCCACCACGCTGCTACCTGACCGGATCAGCCTGTCTGCGATGCGGTTGTCCAGGTTGGATGCGATCTGGTCCATGGACAGGTTGCTGGTCCAGATGGTCCACTTACCCAGGCGTTGGTTGGCCAGGCGATTCAGTTGGCCCGTAACAAATCCGGAGGGGTCGTACTCGCCGCCGATGTCGTCCATGACAACCAGGTCTGCGCGTTCCAGGGCCGGCACCAGGCCGTACTCGCCGCCGCGGATCCGGTCGGCTGCCTTTGGCCAGTAGATCCACTTACCGTCCAGGCTTTCGGTAATGCCGTATCGATTCCTGGTGTGGTCGCGCACGTTCTTCTTCCAGGCTGTCCAGATGGCCTTGGCCAGGTGCGTCTTGCCGGTGCCGCACGGTCCCAGGAGGGACAGCCAGCGCGGGTTTTTCCGGCTCACCATGTCCTCGTAGAACTGGATGGATGCCGTATGCGCCCGTTCAAGGTCCGGATCTCGAAACGTGTCGAATCCGAGATCAACCGATACCGGCGTAGATGTCGGCCTTGTTGGCGTTGAGGGTTCCGGCATTACGTTTGCCATTACTCGATTTACTACTGCTGCTGCTGTTTGGCTCATGGATTCCTTGGTATGTATTTGCGATTGAATGCTTGATTGCTGCGACTGCGCGTTCTGATCCCCACTCAGCCAGCCTGGCCAGGCATTGGTTCAGGCCGGTTGGCTTGTAGGCTGACTTGTTGATTTCCCTGCGGTGCTGGTTCCACAGCGCCCAGGCATCCCGAAAGGCCTGAGTAGCCAGGGACTGGTGCTGTTCGTTCAGCAGGGTCTGGAGATCTGGTTCTTTTTCTTTTTTCTTTTTATTACTTACTACTATTCCTTCCTTACTATGCGAACGGGTTTCCCGGCTACCGGATTTCCCGGTTACCGGTTTTCCCGGCGACCGGGAAACCCGTTTACCGGGGGGAATCTCGTACAGGATCCATTCGCCACCGTTGCCAGGCAGGATTTTGTACTCAGCCAGGCCGGCAGCCTGGAGTTCCTTCAGGCCACTCTGGACAGACTCGCGACCATCGCGACCGCGCTGCAGATCCTTCATGTTGACCGTCCAGCTTTCCGGCTTGGTCATCAGGTAGGCGTAGATTCCCCTGGCCTTGTACGACAGGCTGCTGTCCTCAAGCGCCGCCCTGGCCATGATGGCAAAGCCGTGTTCACGTCGTTTTACCTTCAGGATCATACGGCGTTATCTCCCTTGTAACCGGCTGTTTCTTTTTTGATCTGCATACCAATCGGGAGGGGTAGCGGCGACCGGCCTTTCAACTCGCAGACGCTTGTCTCAACCTCCCGGTGCGCGTCTTCTTTGTGGAGATGCCAGATTTCCTTTAGTCGTTCCTTTATCAACTCCCGTGTTAAAAAATCAGTCTTCATTATGTGTTGCCATTTTTCGGAATCGCGCCGGTGCGGTCTAACGTCAAACCGGTAACCCTCACTCAGCTTTGCCTTTGCTTTAAGTTCTTCAATCTCGTTGGCTAATCGCACAATTTCCTTGCGGTTCTCCACTGCCACGCTACCTTCAGGATCATGGCTCTCCCCACTCCAAGTCACGTTCCGTATCCCAGCGAACCGGTGTGGCACCAACCAGGTCCGGAACCAGGTCCTCCTGGCCAACAACCCAGACCGGTCCGTGTCCCAGGTCGCCCAGGTTTTTGGGATCAAACATTTGCTTGGCCGTGACGTAACCCTTGTAGGTAAACTTGCGGCCTGACTTGATCATCAATGCGTACAGTTCGGCCGGCTGCCTTTCACCGCCGTACTTCACCAGCAGGCTGCCGTGAGATACCGGCGTCGTCTTGACGTCGACATACTTGCCGTCAACCACTGCATCCCATGACCGGGATTCGCTCGACTTAAAATGGAACACGTTGTGGATCTTGCAGAAAGCCATCTCCCCCTCAAATCCGGACAGGATGACCGCCGGGTCGCTGGTCCGCGCCTGGTCTTCAACCATGGTTGCGGACATACCCGAAACCATGTCGGCATAGTTCTTCGCGTCCTTCGCTTCCAGGTCCGACAACCAGGTTACATTTCCCTGGACGGATGGTATTTTCGATCCCAGCACCATAATGAATGTAAATTTGTGAACTGCCTAAATGCTTCGTCCTGTTCCTCCTGATCCCACAGCTTGTCGACAATGATTGCGTCATCCTCCGACTCAGCCTGGGTGTTTATGGCCACCGACATACACCGCACAGATTTCGGAACACACCATGCATAGGCAGCCAACTGCAGGATCCATTTCTCGTAAAACGTCGGCTTGAATCCCTTCTTTTGCTTCTTGAATTTTTGACTCTTCCAGTCAACCAGGACCGGGCCGTGTTCAACGTGTTCGATCAACGCATCGGCCCGGCCGGCATAGCCGTAATGCGTATTGACCAGGGTCTTCTCGCACCACTCAACCGATTCCACGTTATCAGAAACCCATTGGTGAACTGCGTCGTTAATCAGGCCGGGTTTCCACTTGCCATTACGCAGAATGGCCTCGCAGTCATTGTGGATCTCTGTGCCGCGGGTGGCTGCATCCTTGCCGGCCTGCTTCGCGTCACTGACGATCCTGGCCGCGGCCTTGTCCAGGTCATCACCCAGTTCGTCCTGCGGCATTGTCAACGCTGCCAACACCAGTTGTGACTGCTTCCAGGCTTCCAGGCCTGGCGCCGCCAGGAGGGAGGTCACTGTCGTCACAGACGGTAACAGTCCCTCCTTCCTGGCCTCACGCAGGGTTGAACCGTATGCAGCCGACC